ACAAGTAGTATTAACAAAATAACCTGAACCATTAGCTGCTGTAAAAGGAGAAGTTTTTACTGTTGTACAATAATCAACTCCACCTGATCTACCAAATCCTGTTGCCGTTACACCAGCGCCTAGAACAACTGAATCGCCAGAAGCTCCTAATGTAATCGTTGTGCTACATTGATTGATTATATTAGCACCGCCTGTAGTTTGAATATTATCTGTTTTAATTATACTTGCCATAATTTTTTATACTTTTAACATATCTTTTTATTGATATCTATACCTTATAATTACTATTCCTGAACCTCCTGCAGCTCCAGCTGAACCAGTAGTTCCATATCCTCCACCTCCACCCCCGCTTCCACTATTAGCTAATGCAGCACTTGCAGGACTATCACTATTTGTACCATCTCCTCCTCCACCTGTTCCACCTGATCCAGGACCACCTGCTGCTGAAAAAGCTCCCCCTCCACCACCAGCTGCAACATATCTACCTGGAGCTGGTCCTGCTTCACCATATGAGGCAGGTATTAAATTACTATTTGTTCCAATTCCACCAGGACCACCTGATCCACTATTAGCTACATTTGATCCTGCGGCACCTGCGCCACCTCCACCTGAACCTAAATAAGTTCCTGGAGTAGGTCCGTTAGTACCACTTCCTCCTGGATTACCTTGAGGCGGACTTGTTGGAGGTGTATTACCTGTTCCTCCTGTAAATGGAGTTGGCCAAGCTTGCCCTGCACCTCCTCCAGAACCTCCTGGATTACCATTTCCAGGACCTGCATTACCTGCACCTCCACCTGTTGATGTAATAGTTGAAAAAATTGAATTAGATCCTGAAACATTTTCAGCTCCTCCTCCCCCAACTGTTATTGGATAAGTTGTTGCTGTTACTGATAAAGAAGTTGAACTTGCTAAAGGAGAAGCTGTGTAACAACCTGATGTTGTTGAACAATAAGATTCTCTATAGCCTCCTGCACCTCCACCACCTGAAACACCTGAACCTCCTCCACCAGCTCCACCAGCTAATACTAAATAATCTACATAAGCATTAGTAGGTATGCCTGCTGAACAAACTGTAAAAGTTGAATCTGATGTAAACGTATGAATTTTATAATTCCCACAAGTTGTAACTGTACCACCAGTTGCTACAAGATATGGATTACCAGTAACAGCTGCAGAAGAATCTTGTATGTCCTGCCAACCTTTTGTTGCATCAACATAAATTAAAGTTACGGACTGTGAATCTGTATTTAGTGTTGCTGTTGCACAGACACCATTTATTTTAGATGAGTTATTACAAATTGTTACATTGTTCGTTGTCCACGTTCCACCATAATCTTTTAATGAGATAATATCTCCTGCAGATGGAGATGCAGGTAATGTAACTGTTATTGCACCACAAGTAGTATTGACAAAATATCCTGTGCCATTTGCACCTGTGAACGGTGCTGTTTTAGCAGTTGTACACCAATCAACAAAACTACTTACAGCAAAACCTGTTGAAGTTGCGCCGCATGCTAAAGTGACAGTTGTTCCACAACTACCTAATGTGATTGTTAATCCAGATTTATTTATGATGTTTGATGTGCTTGATGTTTTCTGGATTTGATTTACTTTAAGAATACTAGGCATGGCATGTTATTGATACTTGTACCTAATGATTACGATTCCTGAACCGCCACTACCAGCAACTCCACAACCACAACCAGCAGTTCCACCGCCACCACCTCCTGTATTTACAGTACCTGATGTTGCAGCAGTTGATGGTGCTGTGCCTGCTGATCCACCGCCACCTAATCCTCCAGCAGCTCCTGGTAAGTAAGTTGCACCTGAACCTCCACCACCTCCATAAGATGTAGGTGAACCTGAAATTGAAGTTGTTACTCCATCTCCTCCTACACTATTATTTGTATTTGATGGAGAAGAACCTCCAACAGCACCAGCTCCTCCGCCACCACCACCAACTCTATAAGTTGCACCATCTGAACTACCAACTCCTCCATTATTACCTTGAGATGGACTTGTTGGTGGAGTATTTCCTGAACCTCCTGGATACGTTGTAGCACCCAATGTTCCACCACCCCCTCCTGATCCACCAGGAGCACCAGTTTTTGCTGCACAAACATTACCTAAAGCTCCACCTCCACCACCTGTTGATGTGATTGTGCTAAAAACTGAATTTGATCCTGAAGGACCTATGACAGATGAAGGTGCAGGTGCTGCTGTAGCTCCTGCACCAACAGTAATTGGATAAGAAGTAATACTAACTGGCAAAGATGTAGCACTTGCTAAAGGGCTAGCCGTATAACATCCAGATGTTGTTGAACAATAAGATTCTCTGTAACCTCCAGCTCCACCTCCAGCTCCATGATCCCCATGAGCTCCTCCAGCACCTCCACCTGCGACTACTAAATAATCAACATTATTATTAGCTGGAGTTGGTGCAGAACAAATTGTAAATGTTCCATCTGAAGTAAAAGTATGAATTTTGTAATTTCCACAACAAGTTATTGTTCCACCTGTTGCAACAATATAAGTTGGAGTTGCTGTTACATTAGAAGTTGAATCCATTGTATTTTTCCAACCTCTTGTAGCGTCAACATATACTAAAGTTATTGACTGTCCTTGCGTACTTAATGATGCTGTGGAACATATTCCATTAATTTTAGAACTATTATTACAAATTGTAAGATTATTTGTATTAAAAGTTGAAGCATAATCAGCTATTGAAATAATATCCCCAGCACTAGGACTAACAGGTAATGTAACTGTAACCGCACCGCAAGTTGTATTAACAAAATAACCTTTACCACTAACACCTGTAAATGGTGATGTCTTTGCAGTAGTACACCAATCAACTGTACCTGTTCTACCAAAGCCAGATTGTGTAGCACCTGCACCAAGTGTAACTGTTGTTCCACAGCCACCTAATGTTAGTGTGCTTCCTGTTCTTTTATCTACTGTGTTTACTTTAACTGTACTCATAATTTAATTCCTATTGATATCTATACCTTATAATAACGATTCCTGAACCGCCATTTCCGCCTGGAGGTTCACCTCCACCGCCTCCACCACCAGTATTTGTAGTTCCAACAGTACCAGCTGGACCACCGCCACCTGCTCCTCCACCTATTGGTGCTACACTACCTCTACCAGCTCCGCCTCCAGCAAAATATCTACCTGGTGCAGGTCCTGGTGTTCCATAAGTTGGTGCTTGTGGTGCACAACCAAATATTGCTGTAGTAGCTCCTATTCCACCAGCAACAACATTTGGAGCTGGAGTACCTGTTGCTCCACCTCCGCCTCCACCATATTGATCAACTCCAGCAGGAAGACCACCTATTGGATTTCCATCATTTCCTTGAGGTGGACTTGTTGGAGGAGTATTACCTGAACCACCAGGAGTTCCTCCAGTATCTTTACTACCACCACCGCCTCCAGATCCGCCTGGTTGACCAGCAGTTCCAGATGGAGAACCATAACCTCCACCTCCACCTCCACCAGCTGATGTTATTGTTGAAAAAACTGAATTTGATCCATTACATCCAGTTCTTGGCGTACCAGGATAAAGTCCAGCAGCTCCACCACCTCCTATTGTAATTGGATATCCTTGAATTGAAACTGGTATACCAGCACATCCTGAAGGATAATTTGTTCTATAACCACCAGCTCCACCACCTCCTCCTTGACCTCCGCCACCTCCACCTCCACCTGCGACTACTACATAATCTACATTATTATAAGATGGATTAGGTGATAAAGCAGAAACACAAAAAGTTCCTGTAGTTGTAAAAACATGAATTTTATAATTACCACAAGTAACTTCTGTTCCACCTGTTGCTGTTATGTAAGTTTGACCTGTAACATTAGAAGTAGAGTCTTGAACATTTTTCCAACCTTCTGTTGCATCTACATAAACAAGTGTAATAGATTGTCCTTGTGTACTTAAACAAGCATTAGCACAAATACCACCAATTTTAGATGAATTTCTACAAAGTGTAACTGCATTTGTTTGCCAAGTATTTGTATAATCAGCTATTGAGATAATATCTCCTGCAGTTGGAGTTGCTGGAAGTGTAACTGTGACAGCTCCACAAGTCGTATTTACGAAATAACCTTTTCCACTTACTCCTGTGAATGGAGAAGTTTTAGCTGTCGTACACCAATCTACAGTTCCAGTTCTACCAAAACCTGTTTGAGTTGCACCAGAAGCTAAAGTTACTGTATCGCCTGATTGACCAATCGTTAATGTTGATCCGCATTGTGATGAAATTTGATTTACTTCTATTTTACTCATTTAAATTATTACCAATGTCCCTGTTACTGTTTGAGTTCCAGTAATACTTACTGGCCCTGCTAAAACTCCTGAATCTAATGTTTGATCTTCTGTAATAGTTGATGCGTGAGTTACAACGAAAGTTGTTGCATCCATGACTGGAGAAATAGTTTTCTTTGCTGGCAACGTACAAAATACGTTTT